GGTCCTGTGCTGATTGTGGTCGGAAAGATCATTTCCGCAGTTGGTACTATCATGACGATCATTCCGCAGGTCTCCGCGGCAATAGGTGTGGTGAAGGGTGCTATGATGGCGCTGAATGCGACTATGCTGGCCAATCCTATAGTTCTGATCATAGCGGCTATTGCGGCTTTGGTTGCGGCATTTATTTACCTGTGGAATACGAATGAAGGTTTTAGGCAGTTCTGGATTGATCTCTGGGAGACTATAAAAGAGGCGGTCATTACCGCGTGGGAAGCAATAAAGAGTTTCTTCTCTACGGTGTGGGAGACCATAAAGAAAATCTTTGAAACCGCAGTGACAGGCATCAGCTCATTCCTGACAAATGCATGGACGGCAATAACAACCACGGTGCAGACGGTCTTCAATGCGATAAAAACATTTTTTGAGACGATCTGGAATGCGATCAAGTCTGTCTTCGAGACAGTATTTGAGGCAATCAAGCTTGTGGTCACCACATATTTCAATATCTACAAGACGATTATTGAAACCGTCCTGAATGCGATAAAACTTGTGGTAACTACAGTATGGAATGCGATAAAAACAGCGGTCACGACAGTTGTAACAGCAATCCAGACATTCATAACAACCGCATGGAATGCCATTAAAACGGCGGTCAGTACGGTCATGAATGCAATCAAAACCGTGGTATCTACGGTGTGGAATGGGATTAAGACAACCATCATGAGTGTGGTAAATGCGGTGAAGACGGGCATTTCAACGGCTTTCAATGCCATAAAGAGCACGATATCAAGTATTTTGAATGGCATTAAAAACACAGTGACGAATGTGTTCAATGGAATCTGGAATTTTATCACCGGCATTGTGAACAAGCTGAAGAATGTCTTCAACTTCCACTGGGAACTGCCGAAGATCAAGCTGCCTCATTTCTCGATATCGGGAAGCTTTTCTCTTAATCCTCCGTCTATTCCGCACTTCTCTGTGGAGTGGTACAAGAAGGCAATGGGAAACGGTATGATATTGGATTCGCCGACAATCTTTGGAATGAGTAATGGAAGACTCCTTGGCGGGGGTGAAGCTGGTCCGGAAGCCGTTGTTGGAGTGGATTCCCTTCGAGGGATGATCCAGGAAGCTGTGGCCGGACAGACTTCAGCTATCGTTGGCGCACTCGCTGGTGTAAGTGGTGGCGGAGACATTACGATACCGGTCTATCTTGGAGGCACGCTGCTTGATGAAACCATCGTCACAGCACAGCAGCGGATGGCTCTCCGGTCAGGAGGCAGATGATGGCATTTTCACATTATTTGAATATTGATGGCACGGAGATGCCACTTCCGACATCTTATGACCTGTCTCTTTCAGATGTTGAGGCGGACAGTTCAGGAGAGACGGAGGCAGGAACTACCCAGCGCGATATCGTGCGCTCCGGGGTGGTCAAGATCTCCGTGTCCTTTCAGGTTTCTCCGGCTTGGCTGAAGAAGCTTTCTATTATGAGGGGGAAGCCAAAACTCTCGGTCGAGTTCTTCAACACCGAGACCATGATCAGGGAAACAAGGGAGATGTATATGGATGGGTTTAAGACTTCCCTTGCCCACGATACAACAGGAAAAGGTTTATGGAAGGTCAGCTTTGATTTGAATGAATACTGACAGAAAGGAGCGGCGCGGTGTATAGCGTTTCGGATTCATACAAAACGGTCATACAGGAAAATACCCGCTCCTTTTCATGGTCGGGGAGCATAACCACTACTGATGGGAAAGTATATCCCTTTGAGAATAAGGATATCGTGAAAGGCTCTGGTTATGTTTCAAGACAATGTTCCGGATCATCAGAAATCGAACTTGGTTCGGTATATGCTGCAGAACTTGGGATATCACTTTTCTCTGCTGTGGATCGTTACTCTTTGGAAAATGCAGAGATAAAGTTGGACTTTCATCTGACTCTCCATGATGGAACTGTTGAGACGGTGCCGATGGGAGTCTTTTATGTGGCTGAGGCAAATAGAAAGATAAAGACGCTGGAACTCAAGGCTTATGATGCCATGCTGAACTTTGATGCGTCATTTAATAAAGAGCAATCAAGTGGTTATCCTTATGATTTTCTTTCTGTCATGTGTACGAACTGCCATGTAGAGCTTGCTCATACACAGGAAGAGATTGAGGCTATGCCGAATGGTACGGAACTTCTTGGTGTATATCCGGATAACGACATAGAGACATGGAGGGATTTCCTTCATTATCTTGCCCAAGCTCTTTGCTGTTTTGCTTTCATAAACCGTGAGGGAAAGCTTCAACTGGTGCAGTATACGAATAGTCCTGTCTGCACTGTGAACAATACGCACCGATATACAAGCAGTTTTTCAGATTTTGTTACAAGGTATACGGCAATCAGTTCCACCAACCGGAGAACAAACACGGCAGAGTATTATTCGCTTGATCCGGATGATGGTCTGACAATGAACTTAGAGACCAATCCGTTATTGCAATTCGGTCTTGATGAGACGAGGAGCAGGATTCTGAACAATATCCTGAATGCCATTGCGGTCATCAACTATGTACCTTTTGATTCTGAGACCATAGGAGATCCTGCTTTAGAACCGGGTGATGTTCTTGTTTTTACAGGAGGTCAGGCGGATTCTTCGCAGATGGCGGCGATCACTTCTGTAACGATAAAGATCAATGGAAAGTGCTCACTGAAGTGTGTCGGAAAAAATCCGCGTCTTGCGGAAGCCAAAAGTAAGAATGACAAGAACATCATAGGTCTTATAAATTCCGTTGAGACCACTAAGATGGCAACTTACTCATATATGAATGCCATGCCTTATACCCTTGGTGAGGAGAAAGTGGTCATCGTAAGTCTGGAATTTGCCACCCAGGAAGAGACGGATTGTGAGTTCAAGGCGGCTGTGCTGCTGAATGTTGCAGCAGAACCTGTTGACCGCTCTGTTATTGCAAAAGGAGAAGGCACTACGATTCTTCCTGAAGAGTCCACGGATGGAGAGGGAAATCCGGTCACGAATGATAAGGAACTGGAGACAACGGTCACTGTTCCTGTTGAGTGGAAGGATGATGGGCAATCTGTGGTGACGGTCACTTATGTGGTCGATGGGCATGAGGTTGAAGAGTTTCATCCTTCTGAGACATGGCATACCGGCGCTCATATTTTGAATCTGTTTTATCCGCTTCTTGATATGGCGGAAAAGTCACTTCATACGTTTGAGGTTTGGATTTCTATTGCTCCGGGCAGTGCGACCATCAATGCACAGAATATCATCGCGTCCATTACCGGTCAGGGATTAGGTGCGCAGGACAGATGGAACGGCCGTATTGATGCAAGTGATGAAATGATTCCGATTACCTTGTCAGGTATGCAGCACATCGAACTTCTCGGAGAAGTGGAGATGGGATTTTATATTCCTACGCAGACAGGAGCTGCGGATATGCTTTCCGGCATATTGATGAGCGGAATGCAGACACTTACGCTTTCTGACAATCTGAGAGTTTATGCTCCGATCGTGCATGACGTCATTGATGTCAGTGACAAGAGGAAGATGCGATACAACCGTACATATGTTGAAGACGAAACGCAGTTTGATCTCCGTGAGTCATTTGAGATTGAAGGTGGTACAGAACGTAATCTGAACCGAGGAAGGATGGATTCGCTTGTAATCCGCACCGGGGATTTTGAGGTTCTTACCGGGATCACGGTTCATCCTTTCCATACAGAGCCATTTATAAACGGCAGCATACTGAGGGCAAAAAAGATATCGGATACTGCCTATCTGGAACGGACAGAGGGAGATCTCAGGATAAAGACGGAATATGAAAATGTCATCGAGGGCAGTGATGTGGAAATCGATGAGGGAAGGCTGGCAGCTTATTCCCTTGGTCTGACATCGTTTGAGTCAGTGACAGGATTGGAGGTAACAAGTGGCTGATTATTTTTCAATAAAAGAGCTTCTCGCTGATACGGACAATATGGAGATCATCCGCAACAATTCCGGGAATGACAGTGCCACTGATACTGTTACCGGTGTTTCGTGGTTCAAGTATAACGGCGTTGCTACTGAAAACATCTATGTGAACGGGAACTCATGGATGGGCATAGGAACGAATGCAGAGCAGTTGAAGGTCTGCAGGAGAGATGCTATGTCGTGGACGATCAGGAGAGAAGAAGGGACGATTTATAACTATTACAAATTCCTGAGAGTCCGTTGGGAAGGATACGCACAGTATAGCGTGAAAACAGAAGATGCCAGATTGGTGTGGGATATGCTTCTTCTGGATACGGGAGATATTGTTGTTCATTTTGATGCTGTTCCTACGAATCCGTCTTATATGGGTGAGTCAGCGCTTGTGATGTCCTCGGCTTCCATTGGTTTTACACCTACGGCAGGAGGATATGTTTATTTCGTTCATCAGGATGCGGATGGTCTTGTGTTTGTAAAGTCGGATGAGCCAATCGTATTGCTTGATCCATATAACAGACGGTACTTGATAACAGATGCGGGCGGAAATCTCTATACCGAAGAGGATGGTGCACTTCTGAAACTGAATGAGACCGAACTGACGGCAGAGGTTTTTGAAACATATGGAATCCAAGATGTGCCGGATGGAAGCCTCCTTCTTGGACTCACAGATCCAACGATTCTTTACTGGCATGATTCAGAGAACCGCTTTCCTCCGTTTATGGCATCTATCACGGGAATCCCCAAACCGCAGATTGTGTATTCGGAGAACATTGATATGTCCGATGCATCCATTCTTGGTATCGAGAAGGTGGTAGCGGATTGTGATGATGCAGTGATTTTTGCGGTGTCCTTTGATAACGGGGAAACCTGGTGGGCATATATCAATGATGAATGGGGACAGCTTTCTGAAGAAGATTCAGGCATGTCAAAAGCGGCCATCGAATCCATCAGTGCGGATGCATGGAGTCAGAAAGCAGTTACAGGTCAGCTTAAGTACCGGTTTGTGATCAGCGGTGCTGACGGATATATCAGATCTGTGACAACGGATTATCTGAACAGGGAGGAATGAGGATGCTTAAAGGAAAAAGTGTGATAGAGCTTACCGATGTCCATACCGGTAAGAAAGAAATATATGAAGATGAAAACCTTGTGACGGAAGCGGTTGCTGATGTACTGAACACGAACCTTCAGGGCATTATGTATGACAATCCACAGCTTGACGGTCAAAGTGGTGATGCATGGCTTTTGCCTGTATATTCAAGGCTCACAGGTGGGATTCTTTTATACCAGGATACCATTGAGGAAGACCCTTCTGTTATCTATGCTCCATTGAATAATCCTCTGGTCGGTTATGCATCAAATGATGTCAATACTACGGAAGATGTGCAAAGGGGCAGCAGAAACCTAACGGAAAGCAAGGCTGTGGATGGCGGTTTCAAGTATGTCTGGGATTTTGCCACTTCACAGGCTAACGGCACCATTTCTGCGATCTGTCTCACAAATGTTATGGCAGGAAGAGGATGCAAATATGCTAACAACTATTTTGTTCGTCTGAAAGGTGATGTGGTTGTTTCCGAGATATCGAATGCGGATAATTACCGGCACAACCACAGAACGTATATCGGGGATGGATATCGTCTGGAGATGGTTGCAATCCATAATGAGACTTCGGTTACTTTCCGAAGAGTGCTGGAGGATTATATCCATGCAAGACTCATGGTCCGCACTTATACGCAGATGGCAACAGAAGCTACAGATGAAATATCTATTGAACTGAACCACTATCCATACTGGACGCACTACACAGGAGGCAGCCGAGACGGGACAGATGCTCCGTTCTGGAATGATACAACGAGACAGGATTATCTGTTCCATGGTGCAGATGGAAACTGGTATGGCATCGCAAGAAGAGAGAACAGGCAATATGCAGGAATAAGTTACGGCTCTGAACAGTATACCCGTACAGGATTTGATTTCTTCTTGGACAAAATCAGCGGTGACAGATGTTCAACGCAGGCGATAGTCCTTCCTTCAGGCACATCAGATATCTACAACATTGGTATGAGCGGAAAATATCTGATGTTTGCGATAGGCAGTACAGTTTACCGTCTTGATACGACAAATGTAGCCAATCTGGAAGTAGTGCCGAATGTTTCTTATAACAATAGCCAGCAATATACTTTCTGCGTGGATGATGATGTGGTCATCAATGGCTGGTATTTCTTCAATGGTGAGCCGAAGTTATATGTTCGCGGAAAGGATACCTATTCCGATGGTGAGCAGTGGGGACATAGGGTGATTTCCAGGTACAAGACCTATGCGTATCAGGAATTCTTTTACAGCTACTATGGCTGGAAATTCAGAAAGGAAGCTTATATTTATACTCCGTATCTTGCCACCATCAACAACCTGTCTGCTCCGGTCATCAAGACAGCAGACAAGACGATGAAGGTCACCTATACGCTGACGGAAACGGAGGAGATATGAGAAAGTTTGAAATACCATATAACCTTGAACCTGAGTTCCCGGAAAGGCTGGCTGCCCGGCAGGATCTTATTCTTTATATCGACAGCATCTATGCAGCGGCATGGAAGGAAGATTGTGACAACACAAGGTTTGATATTACCTTTCATGATGATTATCCCAAGACTTATGAGGAGTATGAAGGCAGGATGAAAGAACTGCT